AAGTGCTGATTTAAGTTCAGCAATTTGCTTCTCCAAAACTGAGGTATCAGCCATTTTGATTTCTCCTATGTTAAAAGAATCTAAATTATCATCCAAAACAAAAGCTTTACTAGCGTTTTTATTGATGATTACACTACGGGGATTTGCCGGTTTAGAAACTAAACCCTTTCCAGAAAAAGAAATGTTTCTTAATGCACGTCCAATTTTATAACCCTCATACTCTCCGCTTCCCCCGTAAGCTCTGAGGTGTTTAGTTAAGAATGAGGACTCTTCATCTCTTGCTAAGACCTTAGCCTGACCATCTTTATCTATCAAGGCGTAATCGAATCCTGCAAAAAGACATTCCATGCTAACATACCACTCCCCTTTCTCAATATCGGAAATAATTTTAGACATTCTATCTCTGTTCTCTTCTTCGGTCCAGCTATTATAGAGAACGGCCTGAGTAATAATGTCAAACTCACTAGGCATATCTTCTGCGTCAATGCGTTTTCCGTCTTTGGATAGAACGTAAGACCCAGTTATATGACCAATGATATCATTCTCGTCATGCATAAAGTTAAACTGTTTGTCTTCCGCTGTACCTCTAGCTTCCCAGGTCGCCTTTGTCATAAAAACATCATCGTTCTTATTCCAACCCGTAGAAACTAAAACGGACTCCAAGTAGTACAAATCGATTTGATCTTTATTTTCCGCTTTTGCAATCCCAAGTCTTTCCATTTCCGCGTCTGATAAACTTTTAAGTTCTGGAAAAGAAGCTTCATCCTTTTGGATGGTGGCAGGAGAGCAATACGCAACACTGGCTGTACTCTTTACGAGTTCACCAATGCCGTCGTCTGTTTCTTTTTGGAAAATTTTGATTTCTGTCATAGTTTAACCTCTATGAATTATACACAAAAAAAATAAAATTCTTGTATTTCTAGATTTTATCATCCACAATTAGCTGTACGAAGCTGCCCACCGCCCTCTTTTTATATTCATCGATAGACATATTGGAAGTGGAGATGTTGAGGTCTTTGAGTACATCTGAGAATACCACTGGTGCCTTTTTGTTCGCTGATAGCACTGTGTATATAACATCGTCTGACACGTCAGACATAAGTTCCACATTGGTAAGGATATCCAGCTTTATTCTTTCCAACTCAGCAACCTCTGCCTTTGTTAGCTTCCGCAGGTTTGCTTTGTTTTTAAACCCTAAAAAAGCCTTAGTGGCAACTTCTGATATCTTATCGAATGCGTCTTGCGACCACACAATAAGTTCAGCTACACCGGGTTTGGATTTCGGGGTCTCAACCCTTTTCTTGCGTGGTCCTTCGTCTTGCTTTAGTTTTGGCCTTCCATTTGGATTAACAGGTTTTTTCTTTTCCTGTTTATCCTTAACCTCTTTGTTAATCTCTCCTTGCTTGTCAATTTTTTCCATTTCCTGTTTGTGGTTCGGATTGTGGAATGGGCCAGCCTTATCGGGGTAAGTGTCGTTAGCTCTATCTTTTTGTTCTCTTTTGAGCCTAATCTTCTCAATAGAGGGTATCTCTTTAAATCTTTGTAATACAGTTTCATGGCTAACGATGTCTCTATCTGCCAACTGTATAAGAAGATTTTTCTCAGCCGCCTCGTCTGACAGGCTCATCTGATCGAACTGTATATGAGCTGGCTTCCTAAAACCCATAGCCTGTCTAACAAACTCTATTTCCTTTTCCCAGAACTTTATAAGCAACTCTCTCCCGTATTGAAGCCTCTCTACAAGGGTCTTTAATGATATGAAGTTATTGGTAAATCCCCCTCCGTTTCCTGCTAATCCAGTTAGAGTAGGAGGCACCCCAAGACCTGCGTATATGCTATTAAGAACCGACGTGTACTTCTCGGAACCTAGAAACTTGTATACCTGACTGTTGGATTCTGTATACGTAAGCTCTGGCCCCCAGACCAACTCCATTGTTCCACCGCCAGAGTTGCCGCTTAGGACATCTCTAACCTTGTTAATTCCAGCCTTAGTAGGAAGAATTTTATGCTCAAGGTTACCAAGCGTCCAAAGTCGTACATTTGATATTGCGCCGTCTAGAGCTGATAGATCTGCCAGTCTCATTTTTTCTAGCATAATAATATCATCTAAAATAGCGTAAATCATAGGGTTGGCCCACTCCATCCAGTCATCTTTCTTATAGAAGAATAGAGAAAGCCTCTCTGGATCTAGAGGGATCTTTTTATCACCCTTTTTGATTTTATTTTTTACGTCGGCAGGAAGTGTCTCCAGGAACTGTGCGGGTATAGTGCCATCACGAAAATTATCAACAAACGATGTTGATGTAATCTGGTAGTCTTTTCTACCAAACATTATGTTTAGCTTACCGTCTTTAGATTCAATGGATGTGGGGTTAAAGAAATTATACCTCCAGGGGATCGCACCCTTTTCAAATTTGGGAACCTTAACCCGTATATCGGCCCCCATAGATTTGATATATTTAGTAACTGAGGGTGTGATTTTAGCGTCACTACGATATATGATCACATTTCCCGTTCTATAAAGATTGTTTAGGAATCTCTCTGAACGTTCTTTCCCATCAATTTTCTTAAACCATTGCTTATAAAAACTTTCCACGCTTTTGTTTTCGTGAACAATTTCTACACCCTGACTGCCAAAGTCGCCCATTAGGTCAACAACATTTCTGATAATGCCAACCTTATCGTAAGCATCCATACACATTTTAATGATGCGTTTTTGTCTACGAGGAATCTGCTCATCCGGCCTAAATGCATCATAATCGTTCCTTGTGAAACCGGGTCTCACGGTCTTGTTTGGTTCGATATCTCTAAAATCTCTCCAGTGAGATGCCGTTGACTTGGATACGCCAGTGTAAGAATCCCCAGCAGATGCATATTGATCCATAGCAGAATCTCTACTAGACCTGTCATTATCATCCCAGGTTACCGTAAACTGATCGCTCATCTTGGTGTCCTTAATTAGAATGCATTCAAAATGTAATACCCATTAGAGTATACACAGAAATTAATATACCCCATCCATTCCTTCAGTGAACCATGCCGGACCATTTATGTAGGACTCCTCTTTCTCTTTATCGTCTCCTGATCTAATAGCAGCAAACCCACCATAAAACTCATAATCAGCCTGTGTAGGTGTTCTGTTTATAATCCTAGCGGCCATGTTAGCCATAATCAAAGCTGAGTAACGGTCCTTTCTCATTTTGCTTTTCTTGCCAGCCGCCACGACTACTTCTGGCGTATCCCACTTATCTCTACCAGAAGGAGTTTGAGTCATTTGTATCATGGCTAGTTCGTCTTTAAGTTCTTCTATCTCCATCATGCACTCTTCCAGGGTATCAAACATCCGGCCCCTGAGTGCATCTTCAGCGTTTGATGTAGCTAAACTAATAGAATCAAACTGTGGGAACAGAGTACTTTTGTCCTCGAAGTCTTTGCGTAGGCCATGATTTGCTTCTGCTAGCCATTCGTATTTTGCGAACTGACACATTTCAAGAATATGTAAGCCCTTTTCCCCATCTGTATCTTGTGGCTTATCATCATCTATGACCGGCCATATTGGGTGCTCACCGTCTTGTATCTTATCTGTGTCATGTAGAGATTCCATGACCGCTATGCCGCCACCTTGTGCGTCCATAGCAATATGAACACAGGGAAACAGCTTCATCAAATCTCTAATTTTGCGAGCACAATATGCATAGAAATCTTTTTCTGTTGAGTACCCCTTCTTAACCTTCTCCTTGTGGTCGTCTCGGGTTGTCGTCCAACAGTAGACAATCTTATTGTGGTCTGGAGATAGTTCTAAAACTACAATACTGAAGTTGTCAACCTCGGATGCGGGGTCTACACCAAACACATACCGCTTATTTTTGTCTCCGATGAGCTTGGCTTCGTAAACTATATGATTGCCCTGAGAATCCTTAATTTCATTAGCTTCATTGCAAACACAACTCTCGATCAAAGTTCTCTTGAAAAAGCCCTGAGAATCGCGTGTAAAGCAATTGTGAACAGTCATATTTAACAGGGAGTATGATTCGTCCTCTTCTACGTGAAGGTTGTGTACATATCCGTCATAACGTTCTTTAGAATTATTCTTAATAGGAAAAATACTTTTCTCACCGTCGTTCTCTATGACTTGCCTAGATGAAGTGTCACGTATGTCCCTTCCGTAAAAATCCAGTAGAAACTTTCGAAAATTACTTCCACTCAACTTTAGATTGAATGAACCCCCACTCGACATAGATGATGATGCTATTCCAAAGTAAGATAGTCCTAGCTTTATCTGCAAAAGAAGGTCTTGGTTTATGCAGTGGGCGTCTGCCTGTCTATTACCTATGTGACCGTCCCCATTCCAATATCCGGTAATGATACCTTTTAACATTTCTGGGTTAGAAAACATAATGTCATGGATTGTTAGTTTTCCGTCTGAGTAATGGCCACATAAATGCGTCATTATGCTAGAGAATAGTCGGCTGTTGACACAGATCCTATATACATTCTTTTGACCAACGTATAATTTTGCGTCTAAACCGAACACGTCGTATACAGCCCTTATCAACTGATCCTTAAAGTTTGTGTCCTTATGTTCGTCTAGTGCGAACTCTGTAGAGGTGCCACTCGTATTAACACTCCCCTCCGACAAATAATATCCCAATATCAAGCCAAAATCATGAGACAAACTTAACTTCTTTGGAATTCTACCTTTGGGGATTTTTCCATTTCTTTTGATGTAGGATATAGTAGATTGACTAACCCCATATTTTTCAGACAACGCTCTTTGGGATTCTGTTGAAGACCTAATCTCTCTTTGTTGCTCTAAAGTTATCTTGGATTGGCTACTTTGGGGGTATATATATTCTCCACGGGGAGACTCTAAAAAATTATGACAAATTAGTGTCGTATCTATATAGCGTAAGCCACTTAATTCAGACAGGTTAGCTAATCTAACCTTGGCTGATTCGCTATCGATATAGTTAAAATCATCTCCCCCTAACCAGATTGGATGTTCTGGTGTTATCAGTACATCACCGGTCACCCCGTAGGAAGACATCCTTATAATATCACCCCTGTGGGGGCGACGAAGAGTTTTGGTAACTCTTCTAAATCTTCCTTTATGAGTGAGAACTTTATCTCCCACCTCTATGTCTTTGATAGATTTAAGCCCTACATCTGTTTGAATGAGCGTAGATGGCTCCAGACACGCGCCAAACTCCATTTGATATATCCCAGCATGGACGGTTGCCTTCGATCTGGCGACCTGTGCGGCGTCCATAAAGCCCTCTGGTAAAAGTTCGTAAGGTATACGTATAACAGAGTATTCCCTCCAGTTAAAATCAACTGGTGGGTCTTCACCACCAAAGACCTCTCGCAAGCTCTCCTTTCTACCTTTGCTTTTTATTATAGATTTCCATTTTTTCCAATAGGTAGCAAAATGATTGAAGTCGTAATACGCAGTTCCCGATAAGATAATTTGATTGTCTCTGTTTTTTACTATGTCTTTTGCTTCTTCTTCCATCTGAACGCCTAACTCTACGGCCAGTTTCTTGGACGCAACCTTTTTAACATTTTCAATTGGATCAGAACTTACTGCTGCAAAACCCGCCACAACTGTTTCAAAAATGTCACGAGGTATAGATGCAAATTCATCGCTGATAATATCATTAGCACGCTGACCCCTGATCTTCTGCCCATCTCCTAGTGGTAGACAAGTAATACGGGAGTCGTTAATCCGCATAACACAACGGTCAACGTCTCTGCGTGGTCCACTGTCTGAATCGCATATGTCCCTTAATATCGGAGAGTTGTTCCAAATTGTTTCCATGTATTCAAATAGAACTTTAGACTGTCTAAAAGCGGCACCAACGACTACCACCTTTCTGCGAGGTAAAAGTAGTGCCCGTAACATTGAATACAAAGACAGCATGAATGATTTACCAAATCCACGACTGGCAATCAGCATGGGGAACTTGCGATTCCACACTTCTTCAAGAATAAGAGCTTGGGACGGTAAAATTTGGATATTAAATATCTGTTTACAAAGGAAAGAGAAGTATTCCGGTCTAGTCATGAGCCAAGTTAAGCGAAGGTGGTAGTCGTCTTCAGAAGGGTCCAGTATAGACATAGGGTTGAACAGATCTGTATCGTCTACCGATATTCCAAGCCAAGCCTCTTTTATGTCTTTTATTAGTTGAGACACTAAACCACCTTATCCATAAAGCCGTAGTAAACGGCATCTTCCGCTGTCATCCACCAGTCTGTAAGTTTTTCTATCTGCTTTTTAATGAAATTATACGTCTTCTTGTGATCCATCCCTCTTTCGTAAAAGTATTCACCATTAACACATCTAGATGCATAAATATTCAACATTGTATCAATAGACTTTTCTGAGAATTTAGCCCCATTGACAACTTGGCGAAAATCTCCAGTATCAAAGTACGTCCCATAATGAACCATAAAGTCTGCATGGTGAGATATGTGTCTAACCTTAGCGGCCTGGGGAATAATAGAACTCATGGATCTGGCATGTGCATATGATATACAGTTTACTGGCGACTTTGAGTGCTTAATAGCGTCGAAGATCGCCATTCCATAATTCCAACAGCCTCCGCAGTTCATAGATTTGACTGTAATTGTTTTATTGTTTATTCCGTTGAGGTAATCTATATTTCTTAAAAATTTAGATGCCATCTTATAATCAACGCCGTTCTCTTCCCCTTCTAATTCCGACTCGGAGTTGACATATATGACTCTATTGTCAACGTCGATACCATAGCAGTGAATTTCCTCAATTGGATAATTCTTATTCATATTTTTCTCCCGATGGTATACATCTCGTTAATTCTTTTTAGAATACTGGCGGTGGTAAGTTTTGCGTTTTTTCTGTTTCCGCAAAAAAGAACGTGAATATTCTCATAAATCTGAAACTCCATTAACATCTTTAGCATATATTTGTTAGTAATCTTTATGGACTCTAAGTTCTCCTCCGGGATGCCAGAATCTTCTGGGAACTTCATCAGGTCTTCCATAGAGAACTCAAGGATTATAAACTTATGTGGAAAAGCCTTCATCCTCTTTATTTCATTTAGAAACCTGAATTTATCCTTGCCTAAATTATTAGCCAGCTCTGGCGTGCTTGCTTTTCTTTCTATACAAATCTTGTCTTCCATGCCGATAAGGCTGTAATCTCCGGTATCAAGCTTTTTGTTTACCATTCCCAGGCACTCGAATCCTCGTGTTTTTTCTTTAAGGAATGTGTAACCATCTTGCTCTCTGGTGTCTTTGATTACAGTGAAAGGTGGAGCTTTTTTAAAAGTCATCGTTTACCCCTTACTATCTCTATAAAGAGACCCTCGTAATGTTCCTCTGCCTTGCTTATGCTGTCGTGACACTGTCTACAGAGGGTAATTCCGTTGTCTATATCATACCTTAGTGCAGAGGCTGTTGACCACTTTCTGATATGGTGAGCCTGTATTTGTCTCTTAGATTTACACCCCGGCATTTGACACCTGAACTTGTCTCTTTTGTAAACAGAAAGTCTCCACTCTTTGTAAACCGGGTCGTCGAAATTTCTTCTTCTCATGGGTTAAAAACCTTAATGACCTTGATGTCTGGAAGTATATCTTTAAAGAGAAGTTTTGTTTCTAAAGACGGGTCTTGTAAAAACAAAATATCGTAGAGCTGGTAAATGGCGGCGTGACAAGCTCCATCTGGATCGTTGGCTTCAACGAAAATTATGGGATTTTTACTTCCGTATTTACCTATATTAAACCGTTTTAGCCTGTGTAAAACTAGAATCATGCACAGTTGTAATTTGTATATTTTCATTCTATATTTTTAATGTCATGATCGACCATCAGGGTTACTAAGTCCTTAAAGGAATATTTAGGAATCCAGCCTAGCCGTTCTCTTGCTTTGTTGTTCTGTCCACGAAGGTAGTCAACTTCAGCGGGTCTGTAAAATTCTGGATCTTGAACTACGAAGTTTGACCAATCGTCGATGCCTACGTATGAAAATGCTACGTCTAGGAACTCACGAATCGTATGAGTCTCACCGGTGCAGATGACATAATCGTCAGGGCTGTCCTGTTGAAGCATCATCCACATGGCTTCCACATAATCTCCTGCATACCCCCAATCTCGGAATGCTTCTAAGTTGCCTAGACGTAGCTTTGGAAACTTAAATGAGTTGGATTTGTTTACGATAAAATCGTCGTCTGGAATTAGTTCTACCAGGTTCCTACCTTCTCTAAAATTTACAAACTCCCCAATCCACTTTGTAATCTTGCGGGTAACAAACGTCTCGCCCCTACGTGGACCTTCATGATTAAATAAAATACCAGCACTGGCATGTAGCCCGTACCCCTCACGGTATAACCGTGTCATGTAGTGTGCGGCACATTTAGCTATCGCATAAGGGCTTTGTGGTAAGAACTTAGTATCTTCATTTTGGCACTTCGTGTGTCTAAATGTATTATTCCCGTCTTCATTTTCATGATTATAGCCAACGTAATTATAGCTTTTCCCAAACATCTCGCTACTGCTAGCTTGATAAAATCTTGTATTAGTCATTCCAAGATCAACTAGAGATTGTAAAATATTTAAACAGCCCTTCCCTGTGATGTCCCAAGTCAGCCCAGGCTGCTTGAATGACACGGCGACATGGGATTGAGCAGCTAGGTTGTAGACCTCTTCAACTTTGCCGTTTCTGCTAAGGATATTATTCACACTATGCGTATCAGTAATATCCCCCGATACTAGCTCGAATCCATCTTCCTTGGTTAGATGTCTGAGACGCTGGGTGTTGTCTACACTAACTCTACGGGACACCCCAACTACCTGATAGCCCTTCGAAAGTAAAAGCTCTGCGAGATGGCTACCATCTTGTCCTGTGATTCCGAATATTATTGCCTTCATATCTTTTCCCTTCCAGTGTCTTGCCTTATAATATCATCGTCGTCTAATTCTATAAAGTATATCTCATAAACAACGCTATCTTCTAATCCAACGAATCTATGATTATTCATGGGTGCAACAGAGCACGTTTCCCCAAACTCAAGTATTGTCTCGTCAACGAGGTCATATTCCGTCTTCCATTCCTGTATTAGTATTTTACCAGATTCAACATAAAATATATTATTCTTGTGCTGGTGATAATGTTTTGAACAACATGAATCTTTTTTGATTTCTATTCTATGTATGGATACGTTGTTGCGAGTAAATATTTCACGAGTATTTCCCCATACTTTTCCTTGCTTGTTCATAAAAATGAAACCTTGCTTGATTTTATTAGATTATGTATTATGGCCTGCTCTTCTTTTGGCTTGTGCATAGTTCCTCTGACTTCATTATCTGCATAGTGATGTTTTTCTCTATCCCACCAATCAAAACCAGTTATTGTAACCCTATCATATTCTTGCAAAAAAAAGAAGATAGCTATCAACCCTGTGCTTGGTGACCTGCATGGTATTTTATTTACAAACTCACGGGTTGTCTTTTCGCACTCTCTTTTTTTTAAAAGTCTTGCATATAATTTACATTTATTCTTATCCCATTGCCAGCTATGAGTAATTACCCTGTCAAAAGAATCAATTTTATTGATATGGTGACCATTGCAAGTAAACCACGTATTGGTTTTTACCCCCGTGTATTCTTCGTGCCCCTTGATTTTAAAGCTATTGAATCTTACAACGTTATCAAACGAGTCTATTGACGATCCGTTTCTCACGTCTAACACGGAAGTCCCATTGCCGACTACAATAACGCTCATCATCTTCTTTCCATCTTTAGGGCTACTTCTCTGTGATGAAAACCATTTTTTCTTTTGGTAACCAAGAAGTGATCATTAACAAATCTAAAAACTCATCAGTTACTTCCCTGGTGATATCTAAGCTCCCAAGGTTGATGAACCTCTTTCCATTCTTTTTTCTTGTTGCTCATTCTAAGCCTCGTGTTCCACTACAAAAAACACCAGAATAGTTTCTAAAGCGGTTTTCATCATCCCACTTCTTTACCTCTTCTGGCACTATATCTTCTGCCACATTGATTTCCATTGGTATGTTTTGGGTTAAGAAAGCTCCAATTGAATAGCCACCCTCAAGAAACCTTAACTGTTCAAGATCCTCTATTACTTCATGCTCACTAGGGGTCAATGGTCTTTCTAAAACTTCTGGCCAAAACGAATAGATTCCGGCGTGACGATATCCATATCCTAAAGAAGCCCTTAAAAACCAATGACAAAAAAGTGTAGATTCATCCTTATTTTTGCTACATATGGCCTTTACGCAGTTTCTGTTGCCCTTTTCTGAATCTTCCATTTGGCAAACCAAAGTTCCCACATCGAAACCGTGAGCAAGCGGGATGGTGGACTCAAGTATTTGCCCAGGCTCAATGAACGGCAAATCTCCCTGGAGGTTAATAATAGCTTCATAACCATCTGCTCCATGTAGATCTGTAGCCTCTCTGACTCTATCTGTCCCACACCTATGGTCAGGTGATGTCATGTAACAGGTGCCCCCAAATGACTCGACGTGATCCTTGATTTCACCAGAGTCAGTAGCCACAATCACATCCATTTGGGTAAGCACGGCCTGATCCCAGACCCTCCTGACTAAAGTTTTTCCCTCAAGCTCTATCATTGGCTTGTTTGGTAGTCTTGTGCTACCTTTTCTGCTGGGTATAACTATTAAACTCCGCATTAATCTCCCTTTACGGTATCTGGAGTTAAGAATGGCTGGTCTACAAGGCCGTCCTCGTATTTGTGAAACTGTCTTAACCTCTCTCTTTCTCCATCCATGCCCAGTCGCATCTTTTCCATTTCAAGGCCGTATTTTTTCGTAGCTTCTGGGTTAGTCATCAGGTGTATCACCCAACCCGTAAAGCTTTGCTTACTATCTTCCAATCGCTTAACTCTTTGTTCGCGTGTAGCCCTCATCTCCTTCAGCATACTGTTTTTCTTTGCTTGCAACTCACGGTAGTCACGATTCATGGATTCCTGTGAGGCTTTGCAGGATGCGATCTGACGCTCCATATTTAAAATCATATCTCTGTCCTGCTGGTCCGGGTCTCTGGCTCTCTCAAGCTGAACTAGAGCCTCTAGAGAGGCGATCTGCTCGATGCTCGCTTTGTTGTTCTTCAGACATCGATTCATGAGCAACTCCAGCTTTATCAAGTCTACAACCTGTAGCTCCTCAGTAGGAATCACGTCGTCCTTAAATTGGTTGATAATTCTTGTCCAGTGATAGCGAAAAAGCTTGAGTTCGTCCTGAGTGAACTGAAGTGCAAGTTCAGCCCAGTAAGGTCGATCCTCAAGCTCGAATTCAGCCTCTTCCAGCGAAGAAATCCCGACTTTAAATTTCCGTTTTATGAATAGATCCACACTCTCCGGGTCTCTGTCAAGCTCCAATCCAATTTCCGTGGGAGATCTGGCTTCATAGTTATTTTCTATGAATTCCATTTCTTCTACTGAGAATCTACCCTTCTTCATCTGTTGCCTCCAGATACCCGTAGGATTGTAAGATATAATTGATGTAGTCCATAACCTCCTGACGGCGATTTTTAGGTAGTGGAACCTCGTGAACAATCTTCAAATAATCCATCCGTATAGAGGCGGGTATTTCTGTATTGAGTACCTCTATTATGTCTGTATAGTCTATAGAGTATTCAGGGATTGAGAATTTTTCTTCGTGATCTACAATAGAGTGATCGTTATCTAGCTGTCCGGGTTGCGCTATCTTAGCCTTCTCCTCTTCCTCTGCTAGAAAATGATTATCTCTAATAAAATTCTTAAGCCTGTTTGATAGATTTACTGATAAAAAGTTCTCCAGGGGTCTATCTTGATCGTATCTATTGAGAGCGTCCATGCATATTAAAAAGGATTCCTGTTTTATGTCATCCAGGGTGTACCCATAAAACGTATATTTCGGTGAAATTCGGTTAACGACCTTATTAATCGAATTCATTACCTGTTCTTCTGTCATATTTTTAGGGATTATCATAATTTATTCCATTTTCAATGTCTTCCAGGATTGTCCATCATAACCTTCAAAAGATTTTGTCTCCTTATTGAAGATAATCATTCCCTGTCTTGGCTTTTTAGGGCGGTCAGAGCTAGAATACTCGGGCTTGGCTTGAAATATTGGGGACGCCACCGAAGAATCTCGGTTGAGCATGTCGATTTTTTGTGAATAGGTGGCTATGGCTCTTTTTGAGTCACGAATAACATTCAAAACTCTGGTGCCTAGGTCATTAAATACATGTTCTAGTTCTTTTTTTGTTAACTTTAGAAAACTATCAGTGTCCCCATTGAGTATTTGCTTCAGCTCCTTGGCGTCTATGGGCTGTATCGTGTCATTTAGCCGTCCCAACAGGGTCGCCTCATCTAAAACAACCGGCGAGGGGGTGAAAGGCTCTATAGAGCACACAACAGCGTTGTCTACAGCTAAAGCTTCGTTAATACTGGTCGGAACATAACAAAAAGCAAACAGGTATCCATTTTTAGAGAACCTATAGAAACTTTGCTTTTCTTTTGCCACTCGGTGCATAGTCTCGACCCCGTTATCATCGTAATTGCAGTGATAAAGGGGGGTTTCCCGGTGTAGATAAATCTTTCTACGATTCTTTACCATTCGGGCAACGCATATTTCACGACCAACCGGTGTTCCGCCACCGCCTTGGGCGGGAATAGAGTCGTCTATATTTGTCAAGCATACATAAAAGGATTTATTTAAGCCAACTATCTCTACAATATCGCTGTAGTCAACTCTACTCTCTTTGAGGGTGGTCAAAAAGGGATCTTTCTTAGACTCAAGATCTTTCAAAGATCCAAGTACAATATTGTCACCCTCAAAGTAAAAGTGTCCAATACCGTTAGTCTTGTTCTTGTGTTGTGGTTCCGGCATTAATTATCTCCTCAAGTCCCTTGTCCTCTTTGTTTAGTTCCTCTGCAACTTCTTTTTCAAGGCTGGCAGTAGCTTTGCAGCAAAGGCTGCTGGAGCACGCCTTGGTTTCTTCCTGTCGCGGCGGTCCATTTCGGATAATTCGGCCTTTCATTGCGTATTCTCCTGTATTTGCGTTTATCTCCTACATATAATACACTCGAAACGACAAAAATCCAAAAAAATAAAGGATTCTTTTGGAGAAAAGCACAATTTCGCACTATAATAGGTGGGACAATGGTTGCACAGTGTCCCGATTTCTGGAAATTCAGTACAAAACGGTTAAAATCGGAGTGAAGTTGCTGGGGAAACCCACGAGGCCGTCTTACTCCACCAGGAACTCAGGTTAGACAGAGGTGAACGAGCACCTCAAGGGTAGGCAAAACCCGAATCCAGGCAACGCAGCCATGCGACCTGGACCTGTGAAGTACGAGTAGACCTGTCAGCGCGAAAGATCCGTTAGTGTTGAAGACCTATCTGCCTGAGAAAGCAACCTGCTTACCTGTCTATTCACAGGTATAAATGGACTCGGTGCGTCTAGAGCTTCAGAAATACCGAAAACTAGCCTGTTTGAGAAAACTTTTGAAAACTTTTGACTTTTCGGTTGGAAAAAACCCGTTTGAGGGCTATAATAGGTTAAAGAAAACAAAGTCGGGTTCAATAGGCTACTCTGAAAGTCAGAGTTCATAGCATTATCCGACTGGATACAATAAGCTGGGGTTCAACCAGGTATTACATCTTGCATGTAATTCAATGACATACCTCGGCCCCTAACATAAGTGGGATTCAAATTCGTATCTGGAACTTATGTTTCCGGGTTCACCTTGGTATCCCATTTTTTATACAAGCGGGGTTCACTCCGGTATCTCATGTTTCATGGGATTCAAAAGCGTACCCCGCAGATACACTGCTTGGGCATATATCCTAACACGTTGTTAAGGATTCAAACTTCTTGCTCTTTTTGGTTTTTTATTTTTGAAAGGAAGTTTACTATGAAGATTGATTATGTTCTAGACTGTGGGCAAAATGATGCAACGATTTACGACGCAAAGACTGGTAGCGTAAAAAAGATACGCCACAGCGACGTATTAAATTCACCGGAAGAATTACCAACAGGTAGTGTTGTGGTGTGTGAATACGCGCACCTGGGATGTCCACGCAGAGAGAGGTCTTTGTCTCAGCCATTCTCGGCGGATGTCCTTCTTGATTTGTATGAAAGGTTCAGGGAACATAATGTTATATTAAAGTTATTCCCGCAACAGTCAACACCACGGGCCATTAATTATGCAAGGGGTGTTACAAACGACCCGGAACGAGAAAAGGGAGACATGCAAGACCCGGAGAGTCTCTTCCTGCTTTTGAAAGATTTTCCAGAAATTTCCCTCATGAATCCGCCGTCTTCTTTTGAACTGTCGGATGCCCGCAAGGAAAGCTATGAGTGGGTCGCAGACAGCAATATGTATCTTAATATTGCTCGCCGTTATAAATATGTCAAAAATGTCAGCCCCGAAGAATCCGCCGAATTTGGTGAAAAAAGAGGCGACGTGGAATTTATTACTCAAAATATGCAACGAGTTTACGAGACGGTATCTGAATCTTGTAGATCCGCATTTAATCTCAAATGTTACAAAAAGGGTAATAAGAAAACCGGCGCTAAAGCCGGTGAGGTAAATTTAAACGAAATGAAAAAGGCCCAGGTTTATTCAGTATTGACTCAGTTAATACGACCAGACGGGAGCTTACGGTTACGTAGTAATGGACAGCTTGCATCCTGGAAATTTATCAAACGCTACAGTATCAAAATGACACCCTTTCACTTTAGGGGCGGTGTAGCGCGAAGTAACCTGTATTACCACGGGGCGCGTCACTGGGTTGCCGCTAGAATGGCGGATGAACTTGGTGTTACATCAAAATCTATCAAGAAAAAGCGACGTGGTGGATATCTAAAAGAAGAAGACGGCAAGTATGTCGAGGGCTTTAACGCAGAGGAAAATCGCCTGTTTAGAAAGTACCGTACTCAGTACTGTAATGCCGTGAGAGAGTTATTTAGGGCTTTCAAAGATATCATTGAAAAAGATGGGGTTCAGAATGGTATACCGGAAGCGGCAGAAACTGCCGTTTGAACTGGTATTCATTTCTATACTCCATTACAACTATAGCGGCGGGGTTCACTCTGGTATCTCATGTTTCATGGGATTCATCGTCATACCCCGTCGCTTCTTTTATGCACAAAGGATATTAAATGAAATGTATTGTAACTGGCGGATGTGGATTTATAGGGTCTACCCTTGTTGACGAGCTTGTGGCCTTTGGTCACGAGGTGGTGGTAATAGACAACGAGTCGTCTGATGCCAATGAGCAGTTTTACTACAATGGCGCGGCAGAATACCACACCGTGGACATATTTAACTACGGGGCTATCAGGTCGCTGTTTGAAAACGCCGACTATGTGTTTCATCTTGCCGCTGAGGCCCGTATCCAGCCGTGCATACAAAACCCGGAGTTGGCCGTAGAAACTAACATCGTAGGGACTTTTAATGTTTTAAAGGCTTCTCATGAATGCGGTGTGAAGCGGGTTCTTTTCTCGTCCACATCTGCCGCCTATGGGCTTGCCAACAAATCCCCTCAACGAGAAGATATGCATCGTGATTGTTTGAACCCGTATTCGGTTACGAAGTGTGCCGGTGAGGATCTCTGTAGGATGTACACGAATCTTTACGGATTAGGGACTGTAATATTCAGATATTTCAATGTCTACGGCGACAGGCAACCAGTCAAGGGCCAGTATGCTCCGGTGATTGGGCTTTTTCAGCGTCAGGTTGCCAACGGAGAGCCGATGACCGTTGTGGGAGACGGAGAACAAACGCGGGACTACGTAAATGCCCGTGATATCGTTGCGGCTAATATCATTATGATGCAAGAAGATGATGATACGATTCATGGAGAAATATTTAACGTGGGAACTGGTGTCAATTATAGTGTAAACGATCTCGTTGAAATGATTGGGGGCGAAAATGCTTCTTATGTTAATTTGCCACCGCGACCAGGAGAAGCCAGACACACAAAGGCCGACAACTCGAAACTAAGAGCGTATGGATGGGAGCCGGTGGTTGAGGTAGACGAATGGCTGTCTCGTTCCTCGTTTCATTAGTGGCAAGAGAGGCGAATAATAGCAAGCGGGGCAAGTAGAGGCGAATAGTTTCTATAAGGCTGTGAGGGCTTGTGGTTATGGGGGAGGATTGGGAAAGACAAAGGGGTGAGTGTTGGGGATTGTGTTTGAACCACCCCGCGTTTTTTTCACATCACAAAGTATACCAACTTTGAAGATAAAACCCCACCCTACCCATTGAGAAACCTCAAAAAAACACAAAATGGCCTAAAATCGACCTAAAATGTTGCACAGTAACGACTTACAACCTAAAGTGGGGGCGGCGTGAGCCGTAAGTCCTTACACCACAACGACTTACGTCGATAAAAAACTTTTTGGTTTTCTTTTTATTCTTTCCCGAATAGCTGGCCGCTGGGGTTGCAAGGTGCCGATATATAAAGTACAATACCCGTACAACAAACGACAACCAAACGAAGGAAACACAATGAGCATTCTCAACCGCAACGTCAACCACACCACGTTCTCTAACGGATACACCGCAAGCGTGGTCCGTTTCTCTGATCGGGATTATGAGGTTGCCGTAATGTACAACGGCAAACTGGTGTACGATACGCCAGTAACCGCCGACGTTGTTCGCTGCGTGACTCGCGCACACGCTGAGACTGTAGTCGATCAGATTATGGACCTGCCTCCGAGGGACGGTGTACGTAAGCATATGGGGCCAATCGGCACGGTATAATATAAATGCGTGTAAGTGGGCGTAAGTCCTTTCCCCGTAAGGGGTTAGGGCTTGCCAGGCCCGCCCCCGGCGACGTAAACCCCTGCCACGTAACGACTTACGTCAATTCGAAAAAACTTTTGATTCTTTCCCGAATAGCTGGCCCCTGACCTTGCAACGTGTCGATATATAAAGTACAATCCCCGTATCGCAAGTAACTACCACTTACCAAAGGACAAAACATGTTTGACAAGCTGACCATCGAAGATTTCACCAGCGAAGCCGATCAGTACAACGCTCAGTGTGAATGGGAACAGTCAAACCGCGAAAGCGACACGGATCGATCTTGGCGAATGGCGGCTCACAACGACCATTTGAAATCGCTTCGAATCTGCTACCAGTGCGGCGACCACATTGACGACTGTTGTTGCTCACGGGACTCTGACCACTAAATTCAACTTTAACAATAGAGGATTGTCAAATGATTTACTGTATACAAGATGCGGTTCCCTACATCGTAGCCGGGGCGCTGTTTTTGGGAATCATGCAATACTTACAGGATAGGGGTGTGTTTTAGCCTATCCATGTGGCTGAGACCGCAAACCCTTATGGTGTAAGGACTTAGGGCAAGGACGGCCCCGCCGCGAGGCCGTAACTCCTTTGATAGCAACGACTTACAACAACTTTGGAAAACTTTATAATTCTTTGCCGAATAACTGGCTGCTGGGCTTGCAAAATGACGATATATATAGTACAATACCCGCATAACGAAGTCAATCACTTTTTGAGGTTTCAGAATGACGTTTCAGGTTCAACACTACAGTCGGCATTGGGCAGTCCGCGTTTTCAATTCTGCCGGTGAAGTCGTGCAGGTTTGGACGGGCAACGCGAGCAATCGCGGATGGTTGAAAGAGTGTACGGAGAGGGCGAAAGGGATGTGCAAATGAATCCAAAAGTTATCAAAGTCTCAAACAATCTTCCCTGTAAGAAATGCGGTAAGGTTATGATGATCCCGCGAGACCGGGGAATCTGCATCCCCTGTCTTTCGAAAAAAAGCCAGAAATAACTGGCGAATGTCCTTGACTTTTCCGTTTCGGATGGTATAATACACGTATGACAGTCACAACAACAACACGAGGAAACGAAATGAACTACGACTCAACAAAGCCTTACTGTGGATTCAACAGCATCGACGAACTGCGTGCCGATCTGGCTGAAGCCTTCAAAGATGCCATCGTCGTGCCAAACGAGTGGCTTCCGGCAGAGTATCAGAACCACAAAGAGTTCGAAGTCGGCAACATGCGAAACCTTGACGGTAAGGTGTACGGTCCTACACTTGCACAGATTGAGAAAACCCACGCGAGACTCAATAAAGAAGCACGCGAAGAAACGGAAGCCCAGAAACTCAAAGCGGAACGAACTCACCGCATTGAAGATATGGCCGCTCAGTATGATGCTCACGAGTCTTTCGAATATGACGTGGACGAAGATCGACTTCGCAGAAATATGGTGGCGTTCTGTTCTGCCGCTCAGTTGATCGATCAGGATGACATTGACGAAGCAAACTTTTTCGGGGAAGGTAAATGAATTTTCCAAAAATAGTGTGCAAGGCGGTTCGACCTACAACGGGTTCAAGTATTGAGGTTGAGATTCCCACCGACGTTGTTAAGGATGTTGAAGTCGATGGAGATCACAGCATCGCCGTCGATTGGATTGGAAACGAATTCGGTTGGCAGTTTATACCAATGAGCTTTGAAGCGGCAAAAGGGAATACAAATGGAACTTGATGTAAGCGTGTTGACTATCGTCGGCAACAAAGTAATCGCCAGGCTTACCACTGATGGACTTTTCGCAAAAGACTACTGCACAGCACTCTTTCGAGAATCGTATTTATTCGATTACATCGTCGTTTCAAGGGAAGATGAAGTTTTGTGGATTGTTGATGGTATGACACCAGAATGGTACGTACCAGAAAACAGGCAAGACGTTTTTGATCGATACCCCGAACTGAAAGGTAAATTCTAATGTTGACCATTGCATTTCTGACCGCCCTTATTATCAATATGCCGCAAGGCGAAACCGTCCCGGCAAAGCGGTTCGACTGGAATGAGTTTCACTATGTTGATAGTAAGCCAAAGCCTAAGTTTATCAAGCCCGTTTTTACTCCTGGGGCGGCAAGGTTGAGACGGCCTGTATATGTGAAGCCGGTCACGGTTTTCACCAGTGATAACCTGACCGTTGACTGTGCTCCGAAACGCAGGTAGTCTCGACGCAAGTCCTTGCCCCGTAAGGGGTTAGGGCTTGCCCGGCCCCCGCCGCGTGACGTAAGTCCTTTGGTGGCAACGACTTACGACAACTTTTAAAAACTTTGGAAAACTTCCCCGAATAGGTGGCGATTGGGGTTGCAAAATGCCGATATATATAATACAATACCCGTATGGAAAACAACATGAGAAAAGCATTCGTTTTTGATTTTGATGACACTCTGGCGATGACTGACGCCTGCGTTCTGGTACTTGCTCCAATTAATCGCGAAGGTTATTTTGGTGGCGCTACTCGCAAGGTGGCCAAACGGTTAACGCCTGCTGAGTTCAACACCTACGAATTGCAAAAAGATGAGGAGTTCGATTTTTCTCAGTTCAAAAATCCTGAATTCGTTCTGGACGGTAAGCCAACCAAATTGATCGAACTCGCCCAAGAGATCTACAGAGAGGGTCATAACCTGTTTATTCTGACTGCCCGCAGTAATTCTATTGCTGATGCGATTCAGGGATTCTTGAATCAGTTTGGCATCGAAGCGACTGCCGTTCATTGTGTGGGTGATTCAGGTTCTGACATTTCCCGAAATAAACGAAAAGTGCTGTTGACAATCATGGAATCGTATGATAAAATCTATTTCTACGATGATGACACGGCAAACGTTGAAGCTGCTCAAGAAATTGGCGTGAAGTCTTATCAAGTCTAGAGGAAAAAACAATGAGCTTTGTTACCGATTGTGATTACTGTGGGGAAATCAGGCTTTGTTTCGAGGATACCGCAGGCGGCACTTGCTGCCTTTCTTGTGATCGTAAAGATGATCACGAAGATACAATTGTAGAATCAGAATCTAACTAGGGGTAAGGTCAAGTCGTCGGTAAAGCGTGTGAGGGTGAGACGACAAGCCTCCAGCCGTACCTGCCGCCTAGTATAAAAAGGAAAATTTATGCCTGATGATCATGCAAACTGGTTATGGGTCCGATTGGAAAGGCCGTCAACGGATAGTTATATGACTGTTTGCTTGGGGCCGTTTGAATTGGACGGCGAAATGGTCGAGCATCTAGTCAATCGTGATTGGCCGGATTGGGAATTGATACATTACGGAATGGGATGCTGTGACGATCCCGTGCCAGAATTATTTCCATAACCCCTTACAGCGTAACGACTTACGTTGCCGGGGGCGGGGCGGCGTAGCCGTAAACCCTTACCCTATAACGACTTACAACTATTTTGAAAAACTTCCCCGAATGACTAAAGAATTTCCTTGACAATGCCGATACATATAGTACAATAAAGAAGTGACGCGATGGTTGCTCCCGAGTTGCCTTTCCACTCGGGTTTCGTGTCTCACGGGTGTACATCCTCACACCATTTCCTCGTTGATGGTGTGGGGTGTACAACCTAAACCCTCCGGGTAATGTTTTGAATGTACAGTCAGCGAATGTACAGCCCAAACCCCGAAGATAATGCCGCGAATGTACAGTCAGCAAAAGTCGAAAAACTATAAAGTTTGCTCTTGACAATGCCGATAAATAAAGTATAATAGAGCCATGAAGAACAAAACAACAATCAAAATTGAAACCACGCCGTTCTGGAAAATTCCAACCGGTCATAAGTCTCACAAGAGTGGTGCGGGTATTCATGGGGACAAACGTACCAAACGAGAACGAACCCGAGGTGCAAAACTTCGGAAAATTCTTCAAGATTATTCTTGACAATGTCGATAACTATGCTACAATGGTAGCACAAGACACGGCAACACCGCCAGTCACTTTTCTAACAGGAGAACGCAGATGCAAGTCAAGTTCACGAGAGACAAAGAAACGAAGAACACGGTTCGATTCACTTCGCCAATCGGCAACGAGGTCAGCGGGTCGATCTATGTGCAGAAGGACAGTTCTCTGGCCAAAGAGTCAGAAATTTCTCTGGAAATTTCAGAACTCGCTCAAGTTTCCGCTTGACAATGACGATAAATATAGTACAATGAAACATACAGTTGAAGACGTTTTAGTGTTGTTGGTAGTTGTCGGAATGTGTGTTCTGGCAGCACTGGTTGTTCACTTCTTGAAAGGGATAGTATGAAAGTGAAGCAAGTTGTGTCCGTCAAGTTCGAAAGTGTCTATTCAAGCTATGGAAGTTTGGATATCATCGATGTTGATGGCGGAGAAGTCAACATCCGCCTGAGCGACGATCAGTACATTGAACTGTATAATTCGATTGAACGCAAAGTCAAACGGATTTTGGAAGATCGCGCTGCGGAACTGGAACAGCAAAAGGAGACGGTTGAGAATGACTAAAAGTCAAAAGCCGCTTGTCAAAGCGGGAACGGTTTTGTCGGTTGGCACCGTGAAGTCCATCGAAAACGATTGTGTGCGACTGGTTTTCAAGGGTAATGAGTTTACCGCCAGTTTCAACGCAGTAGAAAAGGTTTTTTTTGAGGAGAAGAAGTAATGGCTACGCTTGCAACGAACTTGGTCAAGGGACAGACGCTGACATGCAAATATCCCAAGCATGGGCGACTGAACATCCTGAAACGCCACACCGGCGTTATCGCAAAGGTTGGTTCCGCTCATAACGGAATTTATGCGACCATCCAGTCTGAGGATGGAACGCATAGGTCTCTCTTGCTGAGTAAAATGATTGAACCCGTCCTGTCCTGACGGTTGACGTTGCGGGAGCAGTCACCGTCGTGGTGGCTGCTCTTTTTACCCTTCAAAGGAAGATAACATGAAACAGTTCTACTGGAATGAAGACGACGTTTATTATGAAATTGCCGATGGTGAAGAAACTTTGTGGGAGGATGAACAGTATGACACGGCTACAGAGAGTGACTGGGAATGTGAGAATTGGGATTGGACCGAAGAAGC